CCTGAAGATTACGTAGACGAAAAGGCAGAGAAACCTAAAAGGAAATATTACTGATGAGAAAAAAATTTGGATTAGGCGGTGGAGTATTAACACTTGCAGGAATAGCAAAAAAAGCAGTAACTAAAAAACTAGCAAAGACCGCAGTTGAAAGAAAAGATCAGTTATTAGAACTTATAAAAAAAGGAAGAGCTAAAAAATTATTTGGTAGTGGTAGATTAAAACAAAAAACCATTAGAATAAAAGACCCTGAAACTGGAAAACCAGGTAAACCAATTAAGAGTGAAGAACTTATTATGGATGTTGAAACATATGACAAAGTTTTAAAAATGCCAGATAAAAAAGTTATTAGCAATTTAAAAGCATTTGGTTTTAAGGATAAATAATGTCAGTCGTAAAAGCATTTTTTGGTCTTGGTAAATTACCTAAAGTTGTAAAATTTTTTGAGTTTCAATCTTTTAATGATGTTAATAAAATGGGTGGTGCAATTAGAGCCATAAGAGAAGAGGCTCGAACTTCTGGTGCACAACTTACAAAGTCTCAACAAAAATATTTAGACGATCAACAAAGACAGGTTGAGATGGTGTTTGAACAATTACAACAACCTACAAAAGAGACAGGAATTAGAGGCACACAGTCTGCAAAAATTCTTAACATGCAAGGTAAAGAGATAACTCCAGGATCTAAAATTATGGGTGGTAAGGCTGTTGATGATAAAATGATTGATGATGCAATTGAAAATGCATCACCAGGATTTGCAAAGGGAGATACTAAATATAATGCAGAACTTGTTGCAGAAGATTTAGCAGAACGAATGGGTTTAGTTTACGATGATCTTGATACAAGACAAAGGATAAAAATTTATGGTCAAGCGTATGATCGTCTATCAAAAAGAAATTTTCAAGTAAGGCAAACAGAAAAACAAATTGCTGAAAGGTTAAACAGAGAAAACAAACAAGCAGTTGGTAACATACGTAAGAAAAACTTAAGAGATGATATCTCTAAACTTGAGGCAGATAGAGATGCTCGAGCTCTTCAATTAGAACAAAGAGGTGTTGAAGATTTTGAAACAGATAATTTATACAATAAGATAAATGAACAGATAAATGATTTAGAATTAAAACTAGATTTTGAAGACATGGTAGATCCAGAGGATTTAGCAACAGGTGGACGTGTTGGTTTAAAAGCTGGTATGTCTAAGAGAGCATTTTTAAAACTTTTAGGTGGTGCAGCTGCAGGTATTGGTGCACTTAAAACTGGAGCATTAAAAATGTTTGGTAAAGAAGGAGCTAAAAAAGTTGCAACAGATACTGTAACAACAGCACCTGTTTCAGGTAAACCAGCATGGTTTGATTCATTGGTTAACAAAGTAATACGAGAAGGCGATGATGTTACAAAAAGATTTGCAACTAAAGAAAGAGAAATTGTTCACATTAAAAAAATTGATGAGGATAACACAGTGACAGTTACACAAGATCTTGATGAGGGTATTGTAAGAGTCGAGTATGACAGTCCTACAAATACGTTTGAAGACACTGTTCAACTACAATATAAAAAACCATTACCAGATGAGGGTAATCCAAATCCAAAAGCAGAGTTTACTACAGCAGAGTCAGGTCCTGTCGGCAGACAAGTAAGTCCTGATGATTATGATATGGATATAGATGAAGTTGGTGGTACAAGTATTAAAGATTTAGATTCTGATGTTTCAAAACTAAAAGAATATGCAACAGGTCAAAAACCAACGTTAAAAGAAATTGTTCAAAACAAAAAAAGAAAAGACAAAGCTCAAAGAATAACAGACGATCCTGAAGAGCAATCAGATGCAGTGGTTAGAAGACAAGGTGAAATGCTTGATTATGACAGACCTGATGATGACTTTGCATCAGGTGGTATCGCTAGAATGCTAGGAGAATAATGAATCCAAAAGATTACTCACAGATGATGGCATATCTCACACGACCAGCCATGGCTCGTGGTGGACGGATCGGGTTTAGAAACCGTGGTTCAGTTATCACTGAAGATATGCAGAAAAAAAGTGCAGAGGCTATAAAAGTAAAAGCGACTAACAAATTAAAAAATTTTGTAGAAAAATTTAAATTAGAAAATGATGGTGAATTACCAACTCAACAACAAATTATGAAAGCAGTTGGAGGTAAGTCATCTAGCATACAAAAATATTTAGAAGAGGGTGTTGATTTTAAAAAACGTATAACTAAACAAGAGGCAGGTAGATTAGCGGGCCTTAAGTCAGGAGAAGTAAGAGCGGTTCCAGAAGGTCAAGATCCTTCTTATGTAAAAAGAAATAAAACTTTAGATGAGGCAAGTAAATTTTTAAGTAAACAAGATGATGCTGATTTTAAAAAAATTAACGCTGGTAAAAAAGCCATAAATAAATATTTTAAAAATAAACCAGAATTAATTAATACAACAAAATTTGGTAAAAATATTAAACAACTTTTAGCTTTAAGAATGGATAAAGATACAGGAAATATTTTTTCTAAAGTAAGACCAGATAGTTATTATGAAAATTTAGCAAGAAGAGGAAAATTATTTGACATATTTGATATCAAAGCTGTTAAAGAAGGAGGAAGAAGTTTAAGGTTTCCTACAAATATAAATATAGCTCCAAGCCAATTTAATCAAGTATTTATACAAAACCAAGTGGGTAAATTTTTTGCAAAAGGTATAAATGAAGAGGCCGTAAAAAATGTAGAAAATTTATTAAAAGAAAGAAACATTAGAGTTAAATTACCAAACGTTGGTTATTTAGGACAAGATAATCCAGTTGCTGTTGACAGAACAAAAGGAACTTTTCCAAAAATAACTGACACTTTAAAAAAAATGGATGCTCCAAAAGAAATATTAGATTTATTTGAAACAAAAGATTTAAACAAACCTTTATCAGAATTAGCAGCAAACATAGATCCAGAGGGTTGTGGTAGAAAAACAGGTGCTACAGGTGGGCGTGTTGGTTTAAAATTTGGTAGCACAGAATGTGCAGCAAAAGCTAAAAAAAGATTAGATCAAATAATTTTAAGAGGCACTAAAAATAAATCAGAACAAGTGTTAGCAAATCAAATTTTAAAAATAGGCCGTTCTCTAAAAGACATAACGTCTATAAGAGGAACTTTGGGTCCAGCAGCTTTAGCTTTTACTGCAGCTACAGAAGCAGGGTTAGTAGGTTATGATATGTTAGCAGAGGGTAAAACATTTAGAGAAGCAGTCGGCGATAGTGTTTTTAATTATGCACTTGGACCTAAAACAAAAATTGATTCTGTTCAAGAGAGAAATAAAAGATTTAGAAAATTAGGTGTGAGTGAAGAGGATATGGGTAAAATAGGGGCATATGAAAGTGCATTACAAGGCATAGAACAATTTGATAAAACTTTTGAAGAAGCTCAAACAGCACAGCAAAGATTAGATGAAGCAAATATGGCAATTGACCCAACTTTGTTTCCTGGAACAATTAATGAGTTACAAAAAAATTTAAACACAGCTAGAGCAAACGTGCAAGATCTCTATAGGGCAGGAGATCCTTATCAAAGATTAGCTCCTGCGATTGAACCTACAGGTCTAGCGGCTTTACAAGAAGCACAAAAATTAACAACTGTTGATAAATTAACATCAGCAGGTCCAAAATTTTTTGGTAAAGTATTTCCAAAATATGAAGAGTCAAGACAACAGAGAATATTAGATGCATCAGCTGTAGAGAATCCAGGTGCAAAATTATTAAGAGATCTTGGATTATTTGGCTCTGGATTTGCAGGCGGCGGTATAGCAAAAGAGGCAGGCGATCCATCAGGTGCTATGTTAGAATCCATGAACCCAGACTCACAAGGGTTGCCAGGTCTATTAAAACGTGGTAGGAAAGGATAGGAGTATAAATGGCAGATATAGATAAAGGACTCCCGAACACTAGAACTAAACTGGATATCCCTTCAGAAGAGGAGATAGCAGAAGAAGTTGCAGTTCAGGAACCAGAAGAATTAAAAGGACCAGTTGAAGTTATCCCTGAAGAGGATGGCGGTGCAACACTGGACTTTGAACCAGGTGCAATAAATATACCGGGCACAGAATCACATTTTGATAATCTAGCAGATATTTTACCAGATGATGTTTTAGAACCTGTAGGTAATGACATGGTTCAAAATTACATGGATTACAAAGCGTCTAGAAAAGATTGGGAAGAGTCTTACAAAACAGGTTTAGATCTTTTAGGATTTAAATATGAAAATAGAACAGAACCATTTCAAGGAGCTTCAGGTGCAACACACCCAGTATTAGCAGAAGCAGTCACACAGTTTCAAGCAGGTGCTTACAAAGAATTATTACCATCAGAAGGACCAGTCAGAACACAAATAGTTGGTAGACCAGATCAAGAAAAAGAATCTCAAGCGCAACGTGTTAAGGATTACATGAACTACGAACTTATGGAAAAAATGGATGAATACGAACCAGAGTTTGATCAAATGTTATTTCATTTACCACTTGCAGGATCTACTTTTAAAAAAATTTATTATGATGATTTATTAGAAAGAGCTGTATCAAAATTTGTACCCGCAGATGATTTAGTTGTTCCTTATTCTGCAACATCATTAAATGATGCAGAAGCAATAATTCAAACAATTAAAATATCAGAAAATGAATTACGTAAACAACAAGTTTCTGGATTTTATTCTGATGTGGATCTAGGACCTCCAGGAAATATTAAACAAGATGATGTTGAAAAAAAAGAAAAAGAATTAGATGGCACTAAAAAAACAGGAAGACAAGAGCCTATTTATAATTTATTAGAGTGTCATATAAATTTAGATTTAGAAGGGTTTGAAGATAAAGATGCAGAGTTAAACCCAACAGGAATAAAATTACCATACATAGTTACTGTTGATGAAGGTTCAAAAAAAGTTTTATCAATAAGACGTAACTATCAACCAACAGATCCAAAGAGAAATAAAATTCAATATTTTGTTCATTTTAAATTCTTACCGGGTTTAGGATTTTATGGCTTTGGATTAATACATATGATTGGCGGATTGAGCAGAACCGCAACGGCTGCTCTCCGTCAATTATTAGATGCAGGTACTTTATCAAATTTACCAGCAGGATTTAAACAGAGAGGTGTAAGAGTTAGAGATGAAGCTGCACCTATACAACCAGGTGAATTTAAAGATGTTGATGCACCAGGTGGTTCATTACGTGACGCATTTTTCCCATTACCATACAAAGAACCATCAGCAACATTATTACAATTAATGGGAATAGTTGTTGGTGCTGGTCAGAGGTTCGCTGCTATTGCTGACATGCAAGTTGGTGATGGTAATCAAGCAGCTGCAGTTGGAACAACGGTTGCATTATTAGAGCGTGGCTCTAGAGTTATGTCAGCTATTCACAAAAGATTATACGTTGGTATGAGACAAGAATTTAAATTATTAGCAAAAGTATTTAAAACTTATTTACCACCAGTTTATCCATTTGATGTTGTTGGTGGCAGAAGAGAAGTAAAACAAACTGACTTTGATGATAGAGTTGACATACTTCCTGTTGCAGATCCAAATATATTTTCTATGGCGCAAAGAATTACAATTGCACAAACAGAATTACAATTAGCTACATCTAATCCACAAATACATAATTTGTATGCAGCTTATAGAAAAATGTATGAGGCTTTAGGTATAAAAAATATTGATCAAATATTACCACCACCTGCACCAATGCAACCTATGGACCCAGCACTTGAACACATTAATGCTTTAGGTAATAAACCTTTTCAAGCTTTTAGAGGCCAAGATCATAGAGCACATGTAACTGCACACTTAAATTTTATGTCTACTAACATTGTTCGTAACAATCCTATGGTTATGGGTGCAGTTCAAAAAAATATTTTAGAGCACATTAGCTTAATGGCACAAGAACAAGTAGAATTAGAGTTTGCAGATCAACTACAACAAATACAAATGTTACAAATGCAGGCGCAACAAGACCCACAAGCACAACAAGCGCTTCAAAAACTATCTCAAGACCTTGAAGCAAGAAAATCTGTGTTGATTGCAGAGCTAACTGCTGATTTTGCAAAAGAAGAAAAAGAAATTACATCACAATTTGACTCTGATCCGTTGTTAAAACTAAAATCTAGAGAAGTTGACCTTCGTGCAATGGAAAATGAGCGTAAAAAACAAGCTGATATGGCCCAAATGGACTTAAACAGAGCAAAATTAGTTCAATCTAAAGACAATTTTGATAAAAAATTAGATCAAAATGAAGATTTAGCAAAATTACGTGCTGGAGTTAGTCTTGCAAAGACTGGAGTACAACAAGCAGCAATAATAACGGACGATAATTAATGCCATTAAACAAAAAAGGTAAAAAAATTATGAAATCCATGAAGAAACAGTATGGTAAGAAGAGGGGT